AAAAAGCCCACACTAAAGAGACATTTACAGAACAGCAGCTAATAGCGTTGGCTGCTTGTTCTAACCCAGATAACGGATATCACTATTTTTGCGAGAACTATTTTTATATACAGCATCCAGTTAAAGGGAAGATGCTGTTTTCTCCCTTTGAATATCAAAAGCGATTGTTGGATGCATATCATGGACATCGATTTAATATTAACATGCTTCCAAGACAGATGGGTAAAACTACGTGTGCTGCTGGATATCTATTGTGGTATGCAATGTTCCACCAAGACCAGACAATTTTAATATCCGCTCACAAGTTTACCGGTTCTCAAGAAATTATGCAAAGAATTAGGTATGCATATGAGCTATGTCCTGATTATATACGTGCAGGTGTAATCAATTACAACAAAGGAAGTATTGAGTTTGAAAACGGTAGTCGAATCGTTAGTACAACTACTACCGGTAATACGGGACGTGGTATGTCTATCTCACTGCTATATTGTGACGAGTTCGCGTTTGTTCCACCTAATATCGCCGATGAATTCTGGACTAGTATATCACCAACACTAGCAACTGGCGGTCGAGCTATTATTACTAGTACACCAAACAGTGACGAGGATACATTTGCTACTATTTGGAAAGAAGCTAATAAAAAGTTTGACGAGTATGGAAATGAACAAGATATAGGTACCAATGGATTCTTCCCGTACACATGCCACTGGAGCGACCACCCTGATAGAGACGAAAAATGGGCGTCATTAGAAAGGGGACGTATTGGAGAAGAACGATTCCGACGAGAATACAACTGCGAATTCTTAGTTTATGATGAGACTTTAGTCAGTAGTATGAAGTTGGCAGAACTCGAAGGGGCCAAACCATTAATGAATGTTGGTCAGGCCAGATGGTATAAAAAACCGGACGGTGGTTCTATGTATGCCGTTGCATTAGACCCAAGTCTTGGTACCGGTGGCAATAACGCTGCGATACAAATCGTAGAACTTCCATCGTTTATTCAAGTTGCGGAATGGCAACACAATTTGACACCTATACAGGGTCAAATACGTATTTTAAGAGAAATGTTGCAATATCTCGCAGAACAAATTGGAGAGGAAAATGTTAGCAATATCTATTGGAGTATAGAAAATAATACTGTAGGAGAAGCAGGATTAATATGCATTAGGGATATTGGAGAAGAAAATTTCCCAGGGTTATTCTTAAGCGAACCGGTTCGTAAAGGGCATGTAAGAAAGTTTCGTAAAGGATTTAACACAACTCACGGTGCAAAAATATCAGCTGCTGCTAGATTAAAATATCTGATAGAATCTAATAAAATGAAAGTCAATAGTAAAGCGTTAATTAGCGAATTAAAGACATTTATTGCTAGTGGTGTAACATTTAAAGCCAAAGGAGAAGAGCAAGATGACCTAGTTTCGGCCATGTTGCTTGCAGTAAGAATGGGACAGGTATTGGCGGACTGGGATCCGCGAGTTTTCGAAAGTATAAGTACACACGATGGGGCAACTATGAATGGGGACGAGGAGTTTGATATGCCCATGCCTATCTTTATTTCAACAAGTATGTGATAAATATTGTTATGAATAAAAATCTTGATCTAATAGCTAAAGAGCTCTATGCAAAAATATCTAGCTATCCGAATCTTCTAATGAAAGATGCTGAAAACAACGACGTTGAAGAAGATGAAGTAGAAGGTGCCAGGGCGTTTAGTTTTGACTATGAAGTTGGTGGTCACAATCTTGCCACAATTACAATACATTTAAACGATAATGATGAGGATCAGGACAGTTTTGAAGTCCTAATATCTAACGATCCTACTGAAGGCAAGGTTGAACATGTAAAAAAACTTTTTCTGGCATTTGTAAAAGAAATGCGAGAATTTGCTAAACAGCATATATTAACGTTCGACGTGCATGTTATTACAAGATCAAACAAAGAAAGAGACATTGGAGAGTCTATTATGAGCGAAAGCAAACTATTTGGGACAGCAAAAACTAGTTACCAAAGAATCGGCGAAGCTACACTTATCATTAAACATAGAGACGTAGTTAATCAACAAAATCCTGCAGGACGAGCACAGCGTATTGAAAGTATCTATGTAGAAAATGCTGACGGTGAAAGATTTAAATATCCACATCGCCATTTAAATGGTGCTAGAGCACTAGCGCAGCACGTTTCTCATGGTGGTAACCTTTACGACAGCATTGGACAATACATGGTTGGTCTAAGCGAGGAGCTAAGCCAATTGCGTATGTTTAAAAATTATGTTGAGCGTAACGATGCCATAAGTGAAGCAATGGGTGGGGTGCATGCTAAAGTATTAGAGCGTATTGCTAAAGTTAAAAAAGACATACAGCATCTACAGCGTCCCGCAGCGTATAAAGAGTTTGCCGAAGGATTTACAGAGCAACACGCAGTAGATATTCCGGAAGAAATAATGAACGACTGGATTGATAGGTTAACTGTTCGGACATTTAATGAAGACCTTAAAGGTGTATTTCCTTATATCTTTAGACTAGTGAGTGAAGATGATATTCCAGTCAAAGAATTGGACGCTGACGATCTCCTTAGTGAAGGAGACCCTGAAGAAGATACAGGGACTGATTCGTTTTCTACTGTTATTCCGGAGTTTGCAGAGTATGAAAGTTATTTGCATAGCATAGTAGAATCCTCAGATACTGGTATATTTTCCGAAGATAATGCAGCTGCAATAGAAGAACTAAATCAATTAATGGCGACTCCATTATTGTTGGGGGTTGATGGAACCAACATAACACAAAGTTTAGAAGGACTTGGATTTGATAAAGGGTTTGTTGACGGATTAAAGAAAATCGCCAAAGAAAAAGCCGGGGAAGGTATGGATGCCCGTCCGTTCATCAAAGAATACATCGAACAAAAAGATTCATTATTAGGCACCGATGTTTTGAGTCAATTAAAATACGAAGAAGGCGAAACAGAAGTACCAAGTGAAACCCCAGCAGGTGAAGAACCAAGTGAAACCCCAGCAGGTGAAATGCCAGAAATACCACCGGTTGAAGAACCAGGCGGCATGGGCGAAATTCCAGGTGGTATGGGAGGTATGCCGGGTGGTATGGGAGGCATGCCAGGTGAAGAACCAGGCGGCATGGGCGAAATTCCAGGAGAAGAACCAAGTGAAATGCCAACAGGTGAAGAACCAGGTGGTATGGGAGGCATGCCAGGTGAAGAGCCAAGTGAAATGCCAACAGGTGAAGAACCAGGGGAAGAAACTGGCGAAACGCCGAAAGTTACAGCACCAGGTCCTGTAGCAGAGGCAATAGCAAAAGAAAGTCGAAGTAGGTTATTCGACGAGTTAAGAGAATTTATACACTCAATGTATAACGAAGATGCCGGTAATTTCCCTAAAGGAATCGAAGGCGTTAAGATTGCATGCGAAAAGAAGTTTGGTGATAGAGTAGGACCAATGGCCGCTAAAATTGTTGAAAGAATGACAAGTATTGGTGAGATGCATCGTATGAAAAAATTATCCGGAGTGAAAGAAGAATCCGAAAAATCAGTGCCTAACGAAAAGCTAATAAAAACCCGTATTCGTCAGATTCAATATGATCGCAAATTATCAGGTACAGACAGTAAAGCAGGAGAGCTAGCCAAACTAAAACAACAGTTACAGGATCTTAAAAACAAGTCAACTGAAAAGACTTCAGAATCTAGTGAACTGTCTGCTATTTTGCGTATAGCAGGACTAAAGTAATTTGGTAAAAAAACATTATTTTAAGCAGCCTTGGGGGTTGCAATTATAAATAAGACAGCATACAATAACACGTATGCTGTTTTGCTTTATACGTGTAATATAAAGCATATAAGGCAAACAACATAAACTGAACATAGGCAATTTAAAGGAGAAAAACTATGGCAACACTACAAGAAATTCGCGCAAAACTCAAAGAACAAGAGGCCCGGTCTTCCGGTGAAGGCAATCGAGTTGGAGACAATTCAATTTATGCATTCTGGAACCTCAAAGAAGGTAGCGAGAGCGTTCTTCGATTCCTTCCAGATGCTGATCCTGATAACACTTTTTTCTGGGTCGAACGCGCAATGATTAAACTGCCTTTTGCAGGCATCAAAGGCGAAACTGACAACAAGCAAGTGCAAGTACAAGTTCCTTGCGTTGAGATGTACAACGACGGTTCTGTCTGTCCTATCCTTAGCGAAGTACGTGGCTGGTTCAAGGACAAGAGTCTTGAAGAAATGGGTCGTAAGTACTGGAAGAAGCGTAGCTACATTTTCCAAGGCTTTGTTGTTGAAGACGGCCTTAAGGAAGAACAGCGTCCTGAAAATCCCGTTCGTCGATTCATTATTGGCCCGCAAATCTTTCAACTGATTCGTGGCGCATTGTTGGATCCTGACATGGACAACCTGCCTACCGACATCCTTCATGGGGTTGATTTCCGTATGAAGAAAGGAACTAAAGGCGGTTACGCTGATTATTCTACTAGCTCTTGGGCACGCCGAGAGCGTCCTCTGAGCGAGCAAGAACAAGAAGCTCTAAAATCACACGGACTGTTTAACCTTAAAGACTTCCTTCCCAAGAAGCCCACTGAAGTTGAACTTCGTGTAATGAAAGAGATGTTTGAAGCCAGTGTCGACGGTGAACCTTACGATATGGAACGCTGGGGTCAATATTTTAAACCCGCAGGAATGGGTAGCGCAACTGGTGATCCAGTTGCTAATAAGCCTGCTTCTGTTCCGGTTAGTGCTCCGGCACCGCGTGCTGCACCAGTTGTAGAAGATACCCCTCCGTGGGAAGATGATAGCGAACGTACTTCCGCCCCGGTGGCTGTTACTCGTCCGGCTCCGGCTGCAGAACCTAAGCCTGCTACTACTGGCGGGCGTGCCGAAGACATTCTTGCAATGATTCGTAGTCGCAAGCAACAGTAATCTACGTCAAGCCAATGAGAGCATGCCACTCTCATTGGCATCTTAAGGCATGATATATGAATAATACTGTAACTATTTCTAATAAGCTATCTAAGGTAAACGAGAGCTTCTCAGTTTATATGTACGACAATGGATTTATGTTTGAAATTTCCGGTCGAGATTCCGATGGAGAATATAAAACCACAAAGATCTTGTGCAATACTATTGAGCAGCTGCTTGCCTTAGTTCAAGAAGCAACTATGATTGAAAAGGACGAATAATATGAAGGCTTTTGATTTAACAAAATTTCGTAAAACTCTAACTAAAAGCATCGACGGACTTGGTGTCGGCTTTAATGATCCTACTGATTGGATTTCTACTGGCAATTATGCTCTAAATTATTTGATTAGCTCTGACTTTAATAAAGGTGTTCCACTAGGTAAAGTCACCGTCCTTGCAGGAGAGTCAGGTGCTGGCAAATCATACATTTGTTCCGGCAATATTGTACGTCATGCACAACAGCAAGGGATTTATGTTATCCTAATTGACAGCGAGAACGCACTTGACGAAAGTTGGCTGCATGCACTAGGTGTTGATACCGGCGCAGACAAACTTCTAAAACTGAATATGGCCATGATCGATGATGTAGCAAAGACTATTTCTGAATTCATGAAAGAATATAAGGCCATGGAAGAACGCCCTAAAGTTCTGTTTGTTGTTGACAGTCTGGGCATGTTGTTGACTCCTACGGACCTGAATCAGTTTGAAGCAGGTGACCTTAAAGGTGACATGGGTCGTAAACCTAAGGCACTAACAGCACTTGTTCGAAACTGTGTCAACATGTTTGGTAGCTATAACGTTGGACTAGTTTGTACTAACCATACCTATGCAAGCCAAGACATGTTTGATCCAGACGATAAGATTAGTGGTGGTCAGGGTTTTATTTACGCAAGCTCTATTGTTATTGCTATGCGCAAGCTTAAACTTAAGACCGATGCAGATGGAAACAAAACTTCAACTGTTAACGGTATTCGTGCTGCTTGTAAGATCATGAAAACACGTTATGCAAAACCTTTTGAAAGTGTCCAGGTAGAAATCCCATATGCTACAGGCATGAGCCCTTATAGTGGTTTGGTTGATTTGTTTGAAGCTAAGGGATTGCTAGCCAAAGATGGCAACCGTCTCAAATATGTTTCAAAAGATGGTGTGGAATTGAAAATGTACAGGAAAGAATGGGAACGTAACGAAGAAGGTGGGTTGGATAAAATTATGCTTGAGTTTGATGACTCAGTTGTAGTACAATCTAGCATTGACCCTGAAACTGGAGAAATTGTAGAATGAATGAAAATCAAATCGCCGATATTTGGCTTCTTATAAAAGAGTACACGGACAAAAAGGCTATCGAAGGTCTGGCAGAGCGTTATGTTGATCTACTAGCTGATCACGGTGTTAGTGATAGAACACTTAAGGATGCAATTGGGCACGATGATGCATTAGATGAGGCTATTGAGTATTACCTCGGTCAAGATGCTGACGACGAGCTTGACATCGACGAAGACGAATCCAACTGGGATTACGACGAGGAAGAATAATGAGTTGGTACACAAAGGTATCTAAGGATATTTCTTATATTCCAGATGCAATTGCGTACTTTGAAAGCGAGCTTGTAGAAGCTCGCAAAGACAGTCGTATTGCAGGAAATATCGAAAAAGCGTCAGCAAGTATGCCTGGTATCGTAGAGACTAGGTTTGCACAACTTCAAGAAATTGAAGCAATACTAGAATATTTAAATATTGAACTGCGCCGTCTTCGTAGTTCATTATTTCGAAAATACTTAGAAACATATCAGAGAGCGTTAACATCCAGGGACGTTGAAAAATACGTTGATGGCGAATCGGATGTAATTGATATGGAAAAAATCATCAATGAATTCGCCCTACTGCGTAACAAATGGCTTGGTATTACTAAAGCACTTGATATTAAACAATGGCAGCTATCTAACATAATCAAGCTTCGTGTATCTGGTATGGAAGATGCATCACTATGAAAATAGTTTTATGCACCGGGGGGTTTGACCCCTTGCACAGTGGGCATATCGCTTACTTAAATGCTGCAAAAAAATTAGGCGATGCATTAGTAGTAGGAATAAACAGTGACGAATGGCTGACTAGGAAAAAAGGTCGACCTTTTATGCCATTAGGAGAGAGGTTTTCTGTAGTAAGTGCACTGGGGGTGGTTGATGAAGTCATTATCTATAATGATGATGACAACTCAAGCTGTGATGCTATTAGACTAACCCGCATGCGCTATCCTAATGCTCATATTATTTTTGCAAATGGTGGCGATAGAACAGAAGATAACATTCCAGAAATGAATATTGACGATCCTAACGTTGAGTTTGTTTTCGGTGTCGGCGGGGAAGATAAAAAGAATTCTAGCAGCTGGTTACTGGAGGAATGGAAGTCTCCAAAGACTCTACGTCCTTGGGGTTGGTATAGAGTTTTAGAAGATAAGATAACTTATAAAATTAAAGAACTTATCATAATGCCCGGATGCGCATTGAGTATGCAACGACATTCAAAACGTAACGAGCATTGGTATGTATTAAAAGGTAGCTGTAAACTAATTACAGGAACTAAAGACTATGTTGCATTGCCAAATCATAGCTACATCATAGAAAAAAATGTTTGGCATCAAGCAATAAATGAAACTACCGAACCCTGCCATATACTTGAAGTGCAATATGGTGAAATATGTATTGAAGAAGACATTGAAAGACTGTAAAATATTAGTATGCACACAATTGACAGTATATTACCGCACCTTAGCCAGCATATTGCAGTAATTCAAAGTCTTATTCCAAAAAAAGACAAACGAATTCTGTTAAGTTTGGCAAAGCAGGTATCATCCGGAGTATTCCTGACGGAGAACCAGGCAAATCTTTTAGTGAAAATTCTAAAAGAGAACCTAAGTGCGGTCCGTAGTTTATTTCAGGACATTGACGATACATTAGCCACAAGTATGTGGTCTAAAAACTTTAGAGAGATTCAAAAAGTGAGAAAAATTACTATCGATCCGGATATTTTGAATCATTTTGTATTAGAATTTAATTTTAATACTCGGCTCAGGGAGAAACTCGGAAAGGTTTCTCCAAACCTGGAGGGTGTGCTTACAACTAAAGGATCAAAGTATGTGATTTATCTTAACGAAAATAACGTTAGGGTAATTGTTAGTACGTTTTTGAAAGATGATTTTGAAATAGACGAAAAAATTCTAACTCTTTATCAAGAGATTGAAGAGATTAGAAAGACGGTAACCACACCTTTTGAAATTTTTACCACTAGTTCTCAAAAACTAAAAACTGTAGTTATGGAAGA